GAAGAAGTTACCTGCAATGTTCATAGCCTCAATGAGCGTTAACGTCTCAAGCTGTCGCTCAACAAGCTCACTTACTTTCTGTTCTTTAGAGATACTCATAGGTTAAATACCTTATAAGATAATATTTTTAAATTAAACTTTTCTGCTTCTGTATAGATTATAAACACAGCTCACAGTTCCTCGTCAACAATATGTTCAACAATTTTATCGTAAACGTGTTGATCAATCATCTCGACCAGCTCAACACCATACCACTTGACAGAGTCTAAAATGATCAACCCGTCCTCGTTGGTGAACTGAACTGTAATGTCAACCAACATTTCTACGTCAAACAGATTACATTCACCTTTCATAAAACCTCCGATACATACTTGTGATGTTTGTAATGTTTTTGTTGCTGCCACGGCCTGTCTTCTGCACTTTTAGGTGTGTATTTCTCACCTAGAATATGCTCAAGACTATTCAACATTATTGACAATTCAAAAAAGTCTTCCTTAAACTGACAATAATCTTCTTCGTTATAGCCGTCGTTATCTGTCATTAGATGATCACTAACAATCTTTAACTCCCACCATGTCCAATGTAACAGCGTGTCTAACTCTTTTCTAACTTCGCTTATATCGTATTTCATAAAACCTCCGTTGTATGCTTGACAATTCGATAACGTCTACCATTGTCCCGCTTTGTTTGCACGTAATACTTCGCCTCGTCTACATCGTCCGTTGTAAATACCTGCGACCAAACATCGTCGTATAACTCAACTACATATGTTGTATTAACACCAATCATGTCTCTCTCCTAGTCAAACGTTAAAACAAAGTGGCCTTCTTCAGGCATACTTGCATCGTCTACGTGGTATGTAAAGTGTGTGATCTTCACTGCGTTGATAAGTTGCAAGTCATCCTCGCCTCTACTGTAACAAACCTCTTGTTTTAAGTAACGATCATCCATGCGTAATAATATTTGGATTAACTTTTGATATGTCATGTCTCACTCCTTAGCATCAACAAAGCGTTGAAGCCTTCCCATTGCTTTAAGTTTGTTTAACGCTCTCTTCTCAATCTTCTGCACGGTTATGCGGTGCAAGCCAAGCGCCTTTGCCACTTCCTCTTGCGTCATGTGATACTCCGCAGCATTGCCGTGATACTTCCGTTTTTCTTCCATTTATGCCTCAAGTGTTGCCTGTCCCGTCACTTCAATGTGTAACCATCCTATCCATGCAATGTATGAATACCCGCTGAACTCGTCTGCTGGTACGTATGCCGTGGATAACCTAAAAGTACCAGTGAAGTACAGGTCAATCAAGTGGTTCCGCGTCTCGATAACGAGTCCGTTGTTGCCAAAGTCTGTCACGTATTTGTAGTAACGTTTAGCCGTTGTAATCTTCATCGAAGGATTCTCCCTTGTCTCTCTAGTTCCCGTCGCAGTGCCTTTCGTCGTGCGTTGCGCTTGCGTCTGCGTCTGTTTCGTGGATCATTCCAACGCTCGTATTGGTCAAAGATGATATACCATAGCGGCACGAAGCTAAACAAAATTGCTATGTCAAGTAGTGTTGGGTTCATGCTGCCGTCTCCTCTGATATTTCAATATCAACAATCTTGTCTAGTATCTTGACGCATAGCCGCCCAAACTCGCTAACAGTGAAAAAACCTCTGTCATAAATGTCTGTTAAGATGCGTTCCAGATTCTCTAATTCTCCTACGCTGTTGGCTTTGTTAACTCGTACCAGTGCTGAATGGTATTCCTTTGTCATTATGCTGCCCTCGCTATGATGTTCCGTTGATTCTTTTCCATTGTCTTACCATGCCCGATGTAACACACAACCGCCACATCTTTTGACCAACACGCTCGACACGTCCCGCATTTGCCCGCTCGCGTGTATGCTTCACAGACTGCCGCGCCTACTGGTACGCTGTCAAGTGTTGCAATCGTGGACGTTGTCGCGCCTTCGATAGTCTCGCCGGTGATGCTGTCAGACGATCGGCGAATAACTACGTTCGGCAATGCTTCCATTTGAGATAACACGTCGCGAAACTTTGTAAACTTATGCATCCGCGTCGGTAACCAATGTTTCACCCATGGTGTCGCGGTCATTACTTCCAAGATCTTGTTAGCCAATCGAATATCGTAAACGTCGCCGCTGTCAAACCATCGAAAGTATCGATCGTTATCTAACTCCGCCACCATATCAGCGACCCATTCGGAACGCTTCCAATCTTCTTTATTATGCTCGCGCGGCGCTTTGACGTTTGGAAAGCGATAGTTACCGCCTACCGCATAACAACCCGAACAAGCTGGCACCAATGATCCGTCTTTGTTCTTTGATGCCGGACAAGTATCTAACGCTTGAAGTGACCATGACCGACACGGCATTTTTGAAGCTTTAGAAAGTTTTAACATTTTGAATGTCTCCGTTGTGTTTGTTGATGTGTAAAGATTAATCCTTGACATTCTCAAACACAATACCTTTTTGGAAATACTGAAACAGAAAACCATTCACGGAATGAATACTGCACTGATCTGACGTGTGTTATGCATAAGTACAGTTGAGTCTGTCTAACTACCTATAAGGACCAACCTAGACTCTCACACCTCACCTTTTGAGTTCTGTTTTGGTACTAAGTAGGTTCTGCGCTGTATCTTCAGAGAATAACAGCAATAAAGTTTAATTTAGAGACTAACAAGAACACCGGGGGAGGTAGTTGTAGTTGTGTTTAGTTTATTGTACCTTCCTAGATACAAAAAAGAACAAAATTGAACCTTAAAATAACCCCTAGTTATCTAACAAGAAACAATATATAAATCAATAACATAAGCAGTGCAGAATCTGGACCGTGCTGGTACAGTTTAAAGGACAATGTAGTTTTGTTAAAAATAATGCTTGACAAATCATTAAAAATATGGTACAATAAATAGTATATTATGTCTTTAAAGATTCTTTACCGCGCTGGATAAGATAAATTTTATATGATAATTATTAAATGTATGTCATATAAGCACGGTAACGAGACTTTAAAGAGTCTTTAAAGAGGTATGTATGTCAGATGTTGATAATCCTCCTCGCCGAAAGCGTGGAAGACCGCGTAAAAGTGACGTTACAACAGTAAAAAAAGGTAATCGCAACGCTGTTGGTCGCCCAAAGGGTGACGCTGCCGTCATTAACGAATACAAAGCAAGGATGTTAGCGTCTCCAAAGTCAAGAAAAGTGCTTGATACTATCTTTGACGCAGCTCTTGACCATGATCATAAGAATCAAGCAGCAGCATGGAAACTTGTTATGGATCGAATACTGCCCGTTGCAGCATTTGAGAAGGATATTGTTAAGGATGGTGGACGTAATGCCATTCAGATTAACATTAGTGGTGTTGGAGCTGTGGACATTCCTGAACCTACCGTTGTCACATCTGACGATGCTGTTATAGAAGGCGAGGTTGTTGATGAGTCTTAAACATTTTACACGCGAAGAGTTTGATTGTCAGGTATCTGGCACTAATAACATGGAAATGGAGTTTTTAGAAAAGCTTGATGAGTTAAGGGCGTACTGTGGTTTTCCTTTTATAATAACAAGTGGGTATCGTCATCCTACGATGCACCCTATAGAAAATAAAAAGGAAGTACCCGGCACACATGCCCAAGGGATCGCGGCAGATATAAAAATAACAAATGCCGCTGATCGCCTTAACCTTGTCAACTCTGCTCTTAAGCTAGGATTTACAGGTATTGGTGTTGCTTCTGACTTTATCCACGTTGACACCCGTGGTACAACACCCGTTATGTGGACCTACTAATGTTATACACTAAGAACAAGAACCTGACAGACACCAGTACGCAAACAATTGTAACTATTCCTAACGGTTACGTTGCACATTGGAACATGGCGTTTGTAGCTAACTTGCATAACGCAACTAACAGTATTACTTTGTTTGTAGACAAGCCTAGCCCCACTGCTGATGTGTATATTTACAACGGTACTACCGTATCTTCAAAAGAACATTTAATGATTGACGGTAATGCAACATTTGTTCTACAGCCGGGAGACGTTATTAAAGCAGCAGCAGGTAGTTCAGGTAACGTAGAAGTAGTAGTTACGCTTGATTTGTTAGAAGCACCAGCGGTATTTAATAACTTCAATGGATCTTAATATAGAACTACTGCCTTGGCAACAAGATGTCTGGGCAGACGACACGAGATTTAAAATAGTAGCTGCTGGGCGACGTACAGGCAAGTCTAGGTTAGCAGCATGGATGTTAATTGTTAACGCACTACAGGCAGATAAAGGTCATGTATTTTACGTCGCACCTACTCAGGGACAAGCCAGAGACATCATGTGGTCCACCTTGCTTGAGCTTGGGCACCCTGTCATCGCTGGTAGCCATATTAATAATCTGCAAATTAAGCTTGTCAACGGTGCTACCATCAGTCTCAAAGGTGCCGACAGACCAGAGACAATGCGAGGTGTC